CTCGCTTTCTGAGAGGCGCTGGCCACCGCGTCTATTCCGCAAGGTTCAGACCCGGTCTTCAGGCTGTCTACGCCAAACCTGATTTCGAGTACGATAATATTGCGCAATTGAATGCACATCTTAAAAGCAATAGAATTGGTCCCTTTGATCTCGTTTTTAATGACATTGGCAGACCTGTGAATAGTGAGCAGGCCATCAATGACGCCAATTCATTGTTAATGTCCCACATCCGGTTAGGGGGTTCATTGCTTACTAAAGCTTTTGGCAACCCCCATCAGCTGTGGGCTACTAGATGTTTTGAAGACATTCAACTAGTCCATTCTAATGCCGACTGTAATAGCCAAGAGAGACATTTTCATTGCTCTGGCTTCAACCCCGCCCTGAATATCGACCGGTTTTTCGATTATTATGACCGGCCTGGGTGGAATTTTCGCGTCACTAAACACAACATAGCTTATTGTAACAACGAGAAGTTTGTCCGTGAGTTTTTTACTGGAGATTTTAAGAAATATGCCCCTAGTACGTTCGCTATGCGCGGTTATTTCACCGTGTCAGCTATCACCGGTTATGCCAGCGCTAGTAAGACCACTGAGGCCGTCAACCGGTATAAGAATGCGGTGTTTGTCGCGCCATCAAAGCAGTTATCGTTGAAGCATCAACGGATGGGTGTTTCGTCCTTTACACCCCATAAGTTTTTTACTGAGAGACATGACAATTCTAACACCATTATCGTTGATGAGGCTTTCCAATTTCCTGTCGATTATTTTTCTTTAATCGCCACGCACTACCCGAAGCACGAGATTGTTGTTTTGGGTGACGCGCATCAAACCCCCTACGTCAATTTTAATGGCAACTTACCGCATAAAACACTTATTGATTATGGTGTCATCAACAATTTGTGCGATGTGTACAAAATTCCGCACGACATCGCTGACATGCTTAATAGTAAGCATGGTTTCCACATACGTTCTAAGTCCAATATCAAGAAATCCATCGTGTACGTGGAGGATGACATCAGTAAATTCGGTAAGTTACCCGTTATTTGTTTTAACGGTGAGTCAGCTAGCCGTCTACGTGAGAAAGGGCTCAACGCTTACACGATTACCACGTTTACTGGGTCTCGCGAGCCCGTTGTCGTGTTTTACGTTGACTCTGCCTCAGTGGCTAGCCAGCTCGTCAACCGTCCTAAATATATTTACACGGCTGTGTCCCGCGCGTCTGATGTGTTAGTCATCACTGGTGACGCTGACTACATTGTCAAGTATTACAACATTCACGCCACTAAAATTCAGACTTATGAGGAATTTGCTGCAGTTTATTTACATCATGATATCGTCCTCCCGGTTGACGATGTTTTACCCATTACTGTTCCTCGTTATATCGCGTCGGACCACACTTCGCAACAACATGCTAGTGACATCCTTGGGTCCGTCATTATTCCTACGAATGACCCCGATGGCTTGAATGTTTCGGTTGGCACTAGCGATGTTGCACCAATAATTAGCGGTGTTCTTACTACGCCCACGGACTCTTTGCTCAACGTTGAACCTGCTAGCAAAGTTTACAAGCTTCAGCCCACACGTTTCGCTAAACATCAGTTGTCAAATAATTCCTTGGAAGCTATTCAGACACTTGCTAAGCGTTATGCGCGTGGTTATAATACAACCGATAAGCGTGAAATGCAGTTTGCCTTTACTGAGTTACTTAACGGTCTCTCAACTGCGATTTACGGTAATCCGCATTCTATAAGGAGGCTTAGGAAAGATCTCCAGTTACCTGAAGGTTATTTGATGCAACGGCAAGGCGCATATATGGAAGCATTGCAGATCAAGTTGAATAGCAATCCATCTGTGATAGCTGAACTAGACCGCCCTATAGAGATGGGTCGAGAAAAACTTGGGTTTTTCAACAAACGGCAAACTAAATTCGACGCCAGTGAGGGTTTCGATGAGAGTGACAAAGTTGGGCAAGGTGTGGCTGCGACGTCGAAACGAATCAACGTTTTGTTTTGCGGTTACGCCCGTGCCCTTTTGGATCGCATCCGCGAAATACTTCGAGCTAACAAACGGGATATTATTCTGGCCACCCACGATTCCGAGGCCGGTCTAAATGATACCTTCGTTTCGATGGTCGACCGCTACAACGTTGAGAATTATACTTGCAATGACTTTTCTGAATGGGATTCGTCTTTCCGATCTGCGTTCAGTGAAGTCACTTGCTTGTTACTTAAGTATTTAGGCTGCCCTTTTTACCTTATCAACGACTTCCGTAGGTTCCGTGAGTCATGGATCATGGAATATAGGAATGCATTCGGTACTACTCGTTTACGTGGACACGAGAAGCAGTTTTCTGGTAACCCATTCACTATCGCTGAGAACACATTATGCAATATGGCCCTTTGTTTCACTTTATTTGAATACAAGGGGTTTCAATTTGCGTTGTTCAAGGGGGACGATTCGGCTGTCGCCTGTGGTGAGTGCGTCCCAACTGTGAAGAGCAAACGTATACTAGATTACACAGGCCACCGTTTAAAACTTCATAATAGCCCCATTGGGGAGTTTGCGGGATGGTTTTTGACCAAACATGGTTTCTTTCCAGACGTGTATCGCTACGCCGCTAAATTCCTTGATAAATGTTACCGCGACCAAGAACATTTTGAGGAAGTTGTTATGTCTTTGCAGGAGAGATGTGCTGCTGTCAAAAATCAAGATCAACTCAACCTCGGGGCAACGATGTGTGCTGCCTTTTATGCTAGCATCCCTCACACACGATTGCCCAAAGGCAGCATTATCAAAACAACACGCGATGATGCGATCGCGCTCTATTATTTTTTGAGGGACAGTCGCAATGTCAAATTTAGTGATTTACAACCCACTAACTTGACTTCCCTTCGTTTATAATGCATTCTTCTACCTATCATGCACTTGTACATATTTAATGTTAATATTTAATTTTAGTTTTTCAAATTTATTTTTAATTTAATGTCTGCTACTAACGTCATTGGTACCCTCGAGGGCGCCACTATAACTACACCTACTACTGCGGGTGCTGCTTATGTTAACAAAGTGACTCATCCGCCTAGTCCGATGACCGGGGAGTATCGTGGGCGGCCCGATTGTTCGCAACCGAACGTGGTACTCATGGAGTTGAAATCGGAGGTTAACATCCCACCTATTTTGACCTTTCCTACTAGTGCCACCGCTGTCAAAACTGTTAACCCATCATCTGTTCTTTTGTTGCAATCTAGCGGTGCCTTGGTAAGTAACTACATCTTCCATTACCTTTCCGATTCGGCCACCACAGCATCTGGTTGGGTTCAACCTGTCGGGCAACCTGCTGTTTCTGGTTCACAGCCTGCCGTTTCACAGGTTTGCTCCGGTTGCACCAATTTTTCTGGTTATAATTTCGGTAACTGGGCATCTGATGTGGGTTCTTTTCGCCAAACTTACAAGTCAAGCACATATTATTTGAATGCTACTGAGTTTAACGATCAAGGTACCGTCACTACTGCAAAGTTCAAACCGGATATCATTCAAGGCACTAACTTGACTACTTACTTGCTTTCTCTAACTGGTGATTCCCAACGAAACCTCGCTGACGCCATTCGCGTCTCTATCGCTAATAACAACGTATCTCGTCGCGAAGGCGAGAAGATACGGTTCACGGACGGCTATGAAATAATTGACCCTACCGCACCATCTGGAGCTATACCTTATCAATTTGTCGATTTTACCAACCCTGCCGGTTCTGGCGGCACTTTACCATTTTCCACAACTTTATCTTGGAACACCGTTTTGCCACTTAACGCCAGTCAGCTGCTGACCTCTTCACCTAAAGCGGCTACTCGCCCAGCTAAGGACGGTGCTTTCGTTGTTTTGCAGCAGGAGGATGAGGTTATGCCGTGGATATCTGTTTATAACTCTTCCGGCGCCTCCGTCGTCGTGCCGACCGGTCTACTGCTCTCTTTTATGAGGTTCTCTGTGGGCTCTACTCTTGGTTATGTTCCTCTTTTTTCAACCAATCCAACGTCCACCACATCCTTCACACCTTTCACCGGTGAAGTCCAGTGGGGCTCTTTAGATTGGTCTATTACTATTTTTGAAGGTTTGACCGTCCCTACGACCGTCGGGACGGTTTTATCCTCCGTACCTTACATCACATCTAAGGCTTTTGTTGGTTTGGAAATACAACCCAAGATCGGTTCTTCTCTTGTCACTTTTCAGCGTTCTTTACCTTTACCAGATCCAGATGCTATTAAGATGGCTGTTGGGATCATGCATGCCCGCCCTGACTCGTTGCCAGCATCTGCCAATGACCTTGCTTCCATTGCGTCTACTGCCCTCAAATTTATACCATCTGCAGTCACTTGGCTGAAAGATTTGTTTGGGGCACCGCGGCAGAAGGCTAAGGCAATGAAACAGGCGCGCGATTTCGTCAAACCTAAAACTGACAACCGACCTCGCCAGCAAAACAGCAACCGCTTGGAGAAACAGATAGCCAATCTTACCAATCAAGTGTCACGTCTAGCAACACAACAACGGCCCACCATAACTCCTTTACCAACTTTCCAATCGCAGCCCGGTGGCAAACCGCAAAGAAAGCGCTCTCGCCGAAGACGTAATAATAACAATCGCAGACAACCTGCGTTATCAAGTATGAAGGCCATCACTTATTGAATAACGCCAGCTGCTATGCACCTGACCGCAGCTTATATATATTTATGAGGTTTTTCAGGTTTCCTCACGCATGTTTATAATTTTAATGCTTTAATTTCTTTAGTTC